TCAGTAAAAAAATATAAAGATGAATTATCAATTAATGGTGATTTATCTTATCTTAATTTAGATTGGAAGCCTGTGCCAATCATTCCAAAATTTGTTGATATAGTAGTTAATGGAATGTCGGACAGACTTTATGATATTAAAGCATTTAGTCAAGACCCTGCTTCTGTACAAAAAAGAACAAATTATATTGAATCTATTTTAACTGATATGCAGACTCGTGAAATATCAGATCAGATTCAACAACAATTAGGTATTAATGTATATAATAATGACCCAAATACTTTACCAGAAAGTGAAGAAGAGTTGTCATTACATATGCAACTTGAATATAAGCAATCAGTTGAAATTGCCGAAGAACAAGCCATTTCTGCTGTACTTAATAAAAATAATTATGATTTAACACAAAAACGTGTTAATTATGACTTAACAGTTATTGGTATTGGTGCGGTTAAAAATGAATTTAATAAATCAGAAGGTATTAAAGTAAAATATGTTGATCCTGCTGATATTGTTTATTCATATACTCATTCACCTTATTTTGATGATATATATTATGTTGGAGAAGTAAAGAGTGTAACCATTAATGAGTTAAAGCAGCAATTTCCTGAATTAACTGATGAAGATCTAAAGCAATTATCAAAGCAAGGTGTACAAACGCCAGCCTCTCATAATAGATATATAAATGAAGATGCTGTTTTAGATGCTAATACAATACAGGTTTTATACTTTAATTACAAAACTTATAATAATGAAGTATTTAAAGTAAAGAAAACCGCAAGCGGCGCTGATAAAGCAATTCCAAAAACAGACCAATTCAATCCACCAAAAGATGAAAGATCAAGATTTACAAAAGAATCAAGATCAATAGAAGTCGTATATGATGGAGCATTTGTTCTTGGAACACAAAAAATGCTTAAATGGGGATTGGCTAAAAATATGGTTCGCCCTAAAAGTGATACAACAAAATGCATGCTTAACTATAGCATTGTAGCACCACGTATATATAAGGGCCGTATTGAATCATTAGTAAGTCGCATTACTGGATTTGCTGATATGATTCAATTGACGCATTTAAAATTACAACAAGTAATGTCAAGAATGATCCCTGATGGGGTATATCTTGACGCAGATGGTTTAGCAGAAATTGATTTAGGTAACGGAACAAATTATAATCCGCAAGAAGCATTAAATATGTTCTTTCAGACTGGTTCTGTTATTGGTAGATCAATGACTGGTGATGGGGATTTTAATTCTGGTAAAGTTCCAATTCAAGAGCTTACATCTAATGGCGGTAATAATAAAATAAGTTCACTTATAAATACTTATAACTATTATTTACAAATGATCCGCGATGTAACGGGATTAAACGAAGCGCGTGATGGATCAATGCCTGATAAAAATGCATTGGTTGGTGTACAAAAACTTGCAGCGGCTAATTCAAATACCGCAACGCGACATATATTACAATCAAGCCTATTCTTAACAGCAAGATTAGCAGAAGCTATTAGTTTACGTATTTCTGATGTATTAGAGTATTCTCCAACAAGAGATGCGTTTATTTCTAGTATAGGTAGATTTAATGTTGCTACGCTACAAGAAATCAAAGATATGCATTTGCACGACTTTGGTATATTTATAGAGCTATCTCCAGATGAAGAAGAAAAACAAATGCTTGAAAACAATATTCAGCAAGCGTTGTCTAGAGACCAGATATATCTTGAAGACGCAATTGATATTAGAGAAATAAAAAATATCAAACTTGCCAATCAATTATTAAAAGTACGAAGACGCAAAAAATTAGAGCAAGATCAAGCAACTGCAGAAAGAAATATGCAGATGCAATCACAAACTAATATACAGGCATCACAAGCTGCTGCCGAAGCTGATGTCCAAAAAAATGAAGCAATTACTAATCAGAAAGCGCAATTAATTAAAATTGAGTCTGAATTAGAAATGGCTAAAATGCAACAAGAAAAAGAACTTAAGAAAGAACTTATGAAATATGAGTTTGATCTTAATATGGCATTGAAAGATAAAGAAAGTCAGATGTTAACTGACAAAGAAAGATATAAAGAAGATCGTAAAGACGAAAGAACAAGAATTCAAGCTAGCCAACAGTCTAAGCTAATTGAGCAAAGAAAAGATAGAAAAGGCGAGCAAGAATTTGAATCTGCTGGAAATGATACAATGGGCAGCGGATTTAATTTAGAAATGTTTGAACCAAGGTAACATAAGTTACATTTTTTATTAATTTTATAATATTTTATTATGGCTGAAGAAACAATTCAAGCTGAAGAAACTGCACAAGAAGCGGTTGAAAAGCAAGCACAAGAACAACAAACTGCTGAGCCGGCGGTTGTTGAAACACCAGATGATGATACCAATATTACAACAAGTGAAGATGGTACCATTAAAATTGATTTAAGAAAAAAACCTCAAACTGAAGAAACAAATGCCATTCAAGAGCAAGAAACAACAAGCGTGGATGTGGGCGAACGAGCCGGAGATAGCACGGAAGTGGACGGACAAGTACGGTCCAGTAACGATGAAGGTGCAGAAGAAGCTCCAGTCGTCGAACTCGTACAGGATGAAGAAACAGTAGAGGAAGAAAAAACCTTAAGTGATAAAATAAAAGATATTCCAAATAAGCTTAAGGAAGAAGCAGAAGATGTAAATAATAATCAAGAAGCCAATGAGTTACCTGAAAATATCAATAAGTTAATTGATTTTATGAAGGAAACTGGCGGTAGTCTTGAAGATTATGTAAATCTTAATAAAGACTATAGTGGCATGGAAGAAATGCAAATTCTTCGTGAGCATTATCGTCAAACCAAACCTCATCTTTCAGAAGATGAAATTAGCTTTTTAATTGAAGATTCTTTTTCGTATGATGAAGAAATTGATGACGAAAGAGATATTAAAAGAAAAAAGCTAGCATTAAAAGAATCAATTGCGGAAGCTAAATCAAATCTAACAAGTTTAAAGAGTAAATATTACGATGAGCTTAAGTTAAGTTCAAAGTTAACTCCAGAACAAAAAGAAGCGGTTCAGTTTTACAATGATTATAAATTAGAGCAAGAATCAACACAAAAAATTGCTCAGCAACAAAGATCTGTATTTGAAGAAAAAACAAATCAATTGTTTTCCGAAAATTTCAAAGGTTTTGAATATAAAGTAGGTAATAACAAATATAGGTTTAATGTAAATGATGTTAATAAAGTTAAATCTTCTCAATCTGACATAAATACATTAGTTAGCAAGTTTGTTAATGAAAATAATGAAATGACAGATGCGGCGGGTTATCATAAAGCATTATTTACAGCTATGAATGCTGATTCTATTGCAAACCATTTTTATGAGCAAGGGCGTGCCGATGCTGTTAAAGAGCAAATGGCTAAATCTAAAAATATAGATATGGCCCCACGCGGTTCTCATGAAGCGGTTACAACAGACTCTGGTATTAAAATTAGAGCAATTAGTGGAGATGATAGTTCTAAACTTAGAATTAAAATGAAACAATAACACTAAAAATAATTTAAAATGGGATTATTTGCAACTGGTGGATCATTTCCTGCGGGATTAACTCCATCACCAACTAAAACACTTTTTGCAGGTAACTACCTTACTTTTGACGCTGGTTCAGGAGGTGGTACCTTTGCACAACAATTTTTACCAGACGTATACGAAAAGGAAGTTGAGCGTTATGGAAATCGCTCTGTTTCTTCTTTCTTACGCATGGTAGGAGCTGAAATTCCTTCTGCTTCAGATCAAGTTATCTGGTCAGAGCAAGGAAGATTGCACATCGCTTATGATGATGCTACAATTACTGCAGCTACAAGCTCTATTGCTAAAACTGCACATTCTGTACGCGCTGGACAAACTGTAGCGGTTATTCAAGGTCTTGTTACTGTTAAAGCCGTTGTTATCACAGTTAACGCTGATGACTTTACAGTAGCTCCTTACGCTGCTGCTACTCTTGCTGCTGCTGGCCTATCTGATGGTACTGCAAGCGTATTTGTTTATGGTTCTGAATTTGCTAAAGGTTCTGCTGGAATGGTTGGATCTGTAGATGCTGGTTTCCAACAGTTTAGCAATTCACCAATTATCATTAAAGATAAATATTCTATTTCTGGTTCTGATGCTGCTCAAATTGGATGGGTTGAAGTCACTACTGAAAACGGTGCTTCTGGATACCTATGGTATTTGAAATCAGAGCATGAAACTCGTCTACGTTTTGAAGACTATCTTGAAATGTCAATGGTAGAAGGCGAACTTGCTTCTGGTTCAGGTGCTGGTTCTGCTGCTAATGCAGGTTACAAAGGAACTGAAGGTCTTTTTGCTGCTCTTGAAAGTCGTGGAAATATCTATCAAAACTTTAACTCTGGTAATGATGGTGGTAGCCCATCTGCTGATCGTACAGCTTTACAGGATTTTGACGAAATTCTTAAAAATCTTGATAAGCAAGGAGCTATTGAAGAGAACATGCTTTTCTTAAATCGTGCAACTGCTCTTGCATTTGATGATATGTTGGGCGCTGTAAACGCTCACTATAATGGTGGTACTTCTTACGGAGTATTTAATAATAGTGAAGATATGGCTCTTAACTTAGGATTTAGCGGTTTCCGCAGAGGTTCTTATGATTTCTACAAAACTGACTGGAAATATTTGAATGATGCTGCTACTCGTGGTCTTACTGAAGATATTGATGGTGTACTTGTACCTGCTGGTACTTCAACTGTATACGATCAGCAACTTGGTAAAAACATCAAGCGTCCATTCTTACACGTACGTTACCGTGCTTCAGAAGCTGATGATCGTAAAATGAAATCTTGGATCACTGGATCTGTAGGTGGAGTTTACACTTCTGATATTGACGAAATGAATGTACACTTCTTGTCAGAAAGATGTTTGTGTGTTCAAGGAGCTAACAACTTTGTATTATTCAAGTCTGTTACTGCATAATCAATAATGTAAAGAACGGGGTGCTTTCGGGCGCCCCTGCCTTTACTTTTTATCAATTATATTATATTATATTATGGCAACAAAAACTAAGCAATCTACAGCTTTAGAATCAAGCTGGGATATTAAAGATAGAACATATATCTTAAAAGGTGATAAAGCACCAATTACATTTACCTTGGCTTCTAAACATCATAGTAGAAATCCATTGATGTGGTTTGATGAAGAACAAGGTATTAATAGAGAATTACGTTATGCTAGTAACCAAAATTCTCCATTTAGAGATGAACAAGAAGGATTTTCAACATTAAAACATATTGTTTTTAGAAATGGATCTTTATTTGTTCCAAGATCTGAACAATCATTACAAAAATTATTATCTCTATATCATCCTCAATTAAACAAAACATATTTTGAAGTTGACGCAGTTGCTGAAGCACAAGATGATTTAGCGGATATAGAACTTGAAATTACAGCATTAAATTTAGCAAAAGATTTAGATATTGAGCATGCTGAGGCTGTATTAAGAGTTGAACAAGGTTCTGGAGTGTCTAAAATGACATCATCAGAAATTAAAAGAGATTTATTATTATTTGCAAAAAGAAATCCAGGGTTATTTATCGAACTTGTAGAAGACGATAATGTACAATTAAGAAATTTTGGTATTAAAGCTGTTGAGGCTGGCATTATTAATCTTTCTGGGGATCAAAGATCTTTCCACTGGACTAGTAATAATAAAAAATTAATGTCAGTACCTTTTGACGAAAATCCATATTCAGCATTTGCTGCATATTTAAAAACAGATGAAGGTGTTGAGGTTTATAAATCAATAGAAAAGAAACTAAAATAAACCACTGAATAGTGATAGGGTCACTTCGGTGGCCCTTATTACTATAATAAATAAACAATATGGTTAGTGTAGATACGGTATACCAAAGAGTGCTTGCAATTCTTAATAAAGAGCAAAGAGGTTATATTACGCCACAAGAATTTAATTTGAAGGCAAATCAAGCTCAATTAGAAATATTTGAGCAATATTTTTATGACCTGCAACAATTTAAAAGAATGCGTGATAATAATACTGAGTACTCTGACATGGTTAAACTTATTGATGAAAAAATTAGTAAGTTTAAAAAAGTTGGGAATGCGACTTATAATGGCCTAGATCATTTTACGCTGCCATCTGATTTGCATAAATTAGGAACAGTAATTTATGACAATAAAGAAGTTGAAAGAGTTGATTCTAAAGAAATACTTTATTTAAATTTATCCCCACTTGCAAAGCCAACTACAGACAGGCCAGTATATATTCAAAGCATTGATAATCTAAATGAAGATTTATCAATTAAAATATACCCAGATAGCGTATCTAGCAATGTAACTTGCTCTTACATAAGAAAACCAAAAGCAGTTAACTGGGCATATGAAGAAGTTGATGGGGTTGCGTTGTATAATGCAAACGATACCGTAGACTTTGAAATACACGAATCAGATGAGCCTAACTTAGTTATTAAAATATTATCTTATTCTGGTATTATAGTCAGAGAATATGACGTTACAAACGTTGCTGATGCCAAAGAAAATAAAATGTTAACTCAAGAAAAATCATAATAAATGGCTTTATTAACGCAAACGCCAGAACAATATTACGGAGGTTCTTCAAAAGGCGATTACCAATATATAACTTTAACAGATGTAATTAATAACTTTATGGTTGCCTATGTAGG